CATCTCCTGCAAATACAGTTTCAACAAATGGTTTTAATCCGTTCTTAACCTTTGCGGTGGGAGCAGGTGCAGCGACAACAGTAGACATTGAACCAGAAGAATTGATATTTAATGTTGGCGATATTGTTGTAATCTGTGTAAAAGCAACAGGAAATAAAGTTGATACAGGCGTCATTGGTATTAACTGGTTTGAACAACAATAAGAGGATTGATGCTGCAACTAATTTATTTTATTCTTATTGCTTATGGCTTAACACAAGTAATATGTTATGGTAGTATTTTAAATCCGATAAGACCAGCAAAAGGAAAACTCGGTGAACTATTCAAATGTCCGATGTGTATGGGATTTTGGGTAGGAATGTTTTTATGTGGAGTTTCTCCATATACCGAACTATTTAGTTTTGAGTGTTCTATAATTAATTGCATCTTGTTAGGATTTTTGAGCTCTGGAACGAGCTACATATTAAACATGGGAGTTGGAGATGACGGCTTTAATATTAAAATCAAATCTAGGGACTAATCTCTGGACCAATAAGTGGATGAAAAGACCGCCAACAAATTGTAAAGGAGGTTGCTGACTATGAAAATTTCTTTAGAAAGATTAAACGAGATTATTGAAGAAGAAGTCAGATACTTTAGAGAATTAAATGAACAAGTTGCCCCCGTTGTAAAAACAACAGAAGTTGCGCAGCTAATAAAAGATAATGTTAAAGTAATCTCAAATGTTGATGCATTAAGAAATGCATTATTAACTGCCGTTGGTAAAATTCAAGACGTTTCTACTCTTAAGCAGATACAAGGTATATTAAATATTCAGGATAGAAAATAATGAATAAATTTGTTTTAACAGAGTTTCTTGAGCTTGATAACGATTCTTCTCTTCTTACCGAAGAAGATAAAAGAATGGTTGAAGCTGGAGAAGTTATACTTGCTGGTCGTCTTCAAAAGGCCGAAGCAAAAAATGGTAATGGCAGAGTATATCCAAAAAGAACTCTTCAAAGAGAAGTAGAAAATTATAAAAAACTCGTTCAAGAAAAAAGAGCACTAGGGGAACTAGACCATCCAGACTCCTCGGTAATTGAACTAAAAAATGCTTCACATATCGTAACACACATTGAGATGAAAGGGGACGAAGTTGTTGGTAAACTTCGCTTATTAGACACACCGGCTGGAAAAATTGCTAAAGATCTTATTAGAGGCGGCGTAAAGCTCGGAGTGTCCTCTCGCGGACTTGGCTCTACCAAAGAGCAAAGTGGAGTCACTATGGTCCAAGATGATTTTCAGTTAATTTGTTTTGATCTTGTCTCGGAACCTTCTACAACTGGGGCTTTCTTATTTAAAGAACATAAAGAGCCAAATATATTTACAAAATCAGATAAAATATACAGAGCATTAAACGATATTTTGATAGAGGATTAAATGACAAAGAGCGAAATGAAAAAGTTTATGAAGCCTTTGGTAAAAGAATGTCTGCAAGAGATGCTTCTTGAAGAGGGCTTACTTTCAAATCTTATTGAACAAGTCAATAAAGGTAATAAACAGATATTTTCTGAATCACAAAAAAGAAATTCTGAACCAGTTTTGGAAAAGAAAGCAAAGCCGCAATTAAGTGAAGTTAGAAAAAAGCTTGCTGATTCAATTGGCAAAGGATCTTATTCAAACATATTTGAAGGTTTAGACCCAGCACCGGGTCCAAATGATTTTGACGATTTTAACGGAGATCCAGGAATGGATCTATCATTATTAAATAAGATTCCAGGATTAAAAGGATTTAAATAAGAGGTATAAATGTCAAAAAAAGTTAATGTAGAAGTTCATGCTAAGAATCGTGAGCACCCAGAAAGATTAATCAAAAGATTTCTTAATAAAGTTAAAAAAGAAAAAATTATTGAAGAAGTGAGAGATCGTAGATATTATGAATCTCCTTCCCAAAAAAGAGCAAGAATGAAAAATAGAAGGAAAAAAGTTCTTGCTAAACTAAGAAAAGAGAGAGAAGCATTGGATGCTCCAAAAGAACGAAAAGAATAAACTATTTATTGGAGATTAGGAGAATAAAATATGTCTAATATGCAATGGCCAAATCCAGGACTCGGTTCTGTTGGTTCATATCAAATGAGCGGTATTCCGTTCGCAAGTTCAAGTATAACTGTACCAGTTAATTCTTCGGCTCCATTAAAAATCCAGTTTCCTTATGTAACAAAATTTGTAACAATAGTAAATGAATCAACGACTGGACAACCAGCAATGAGAGTGGGCTTTAGTCAGCTTGGCGTTTCTGGTTCTGGAAAAAATTATTTTATTTTAGACCCTGGCGAATCATATACTGGCGAGTGGAGATTAGAAGACTTATTCTTAATCTCAAACACGACAGCACAAACATCAGCATCTATTGTTGCTGGTTTAACTCCTATTCCAAGAGGTGTTCCATCTTTTGTTGCTACAGGAAATAACTGGTCCGGTTCTTCTGGAGTTGGATAAATGGTTAAAAGCGGATTTGGAATAATTGGCAAATCATTGTCTGCTCAAGGCATCGGTATAAGGAGTTAATGTAAATTTTATAACTATTTATAAAAACATTTTATGGAGATAATACACATGAGTTCAATGTTAGAGCAAGCAATATTAGATGCAAAAGAATTAAAGGAAGCTGCAATTAAAAATGCACAACAAGTTTTAATTGAAAAATATTCAAATGAATTTGAAGACGAAGTTGAAAAATTGTTAGAGCAAACAGAATTTGCAGCTCCAGCTCCAGTTCCAGCTCCAGCTCCAGTTCCAGTGACATCAGGCGTACAGCCAGTAGATCCAGAAGGTGCAAAAACAGATTCAGATTCTAAATCTAATATTTTTGATAATTTACAATACGCTTTTGCAGATGGCGAAGTAATTGATGATAAAGTTCATACAACCGGAGTTGTTGAGATTGATTTAGATTCAATTTCTAAATATTCTTTTGATAAGAACAAAAAGACTGAAGAACAACTTGCTCTTCAAGAATTAAAAGCTCTTTCTCGCAAATCAAAGATTAACGAAGAATTAGAAGAAGAAATGAATGATGATGAAGATTACGATGAAGATTCAGATTCCTTCCCATATGACGATGACGATATAGATGACGACGATATAGATGATAACGATTTTGATGATGAAGACCTAGAAGATGACGAATCTTTTGAAGATGACGAAGACTCAGACGATGAAGATTTACACGATGATGACGAATCTTTTGAAGATGACGAAGACTTAGACGATGAAGACTTAGACGATGAAGATTTAGAAGACGATGACGACTTTGATGTTGACATTGAAGATGAAGAATTTTCTGACGACGAAGATCTAGAAGATGAAGATCTATATTCCAGCGAAGAAGATCCAAATCGTTTTGAAATTGATTATGAAACCGACGAGGAAGAAGACGAAGATTATAATCCAGATGCAGACATAGAAGATATGGATGATGAAGAAGAGTTAGAAGAAGAAAAAAGACCAAAATCTAATAAATCTTCAAAAGCAATTGCGTCAGCATTAGCTGCTTTAACAGCCGTTACACTACCTCCAGACAATGTATCGTCAAAAATTAAAAAGCCATCAGCTGTAATTAAGAAAAGCGATCTTCAAGAGGCTATTAAATTAGATTATAAGAGATCTGGTCCAAGATCGCCTTGGAATGGTATGTTTAGAGAAGAAGGTGAGCACGATGTTATGCTTGCAGAACTACAAGCCCAAATTGCAGAGATGGAACAAGAAGTAGAAGAATTAAAAGAAAATAATAAAAAGCTAAAGGCCGGATTAAAAGAGTCTATTAGCATCAACGAAAATTTAAATAATAAGATAGCAAAATTTGAAGAAAAATTGCTTGAGTCAAGATTTTTAAATTATAAGCTACTATATACTAATAAGGCGCTAACTGATAGCTCTTTAAATGAGCGGCAGAAAAATAAAATTGCCGAATCTATTAGCAACGCTAGGACAACAGAAGAAGTAAAATTGCTTTATGAAACACTAAAGAGCACAATGCGGGATGGAACATCAAGTAGTAATTCTCCCAAATCATTGAGCGAGGCAGTTGAAAGACGTTCTTCTTCAATATTGCTAAAGGGTTCTCGCGCAGAGCCAAAGAAGCAAAATGATTATGCGGAACGCATGAAAAAGTTAGCTGGGCTAACTTAATTTAACCAACCAAGGAGATATAACAATGGCAAGTATAGTCGAAAGATTAACAGAAAACATTGTCGAAAGAAATCTACTTCGTGAAGGTGCTGCTCTCTCAAAGAAATGGGAGAAAACAGGTCTACTCGAAGGTATCGGCAGTGATATGACAAAAACAACAATGGCTCGTCTCTTAGAGAACCAAGCCAAGGAACTACTCCGTGAAGCTTCAACAATGTCAGCAGGCGACGTTGAAGGCTTTGCTGCTGTAGCATTCCCAATCGTTAGACGTGTATTCGGTGGTCTAATTGCAAATGAACTCGTAGCGGTTCAACCAATGAGCCTACCATCAGGTCTAATCTTCTTCCTAGATTTTAACTACACCACGGCTGGTCTAGGTAACGGTGTTGCTTCTGGGGCTGCAAACAATGGCTCTATATATGGTGGTAATGTTCTAGCAAGCCAAATCACTGGCGGCGTTAGCTTAACAGGCGTTGATTCAAGTGCTTTAGAAAATCTCGAAAAGAGCTTCTATTCATTAAATAACGGCTTCTCAAGCGTAACAGCTTCATTGGGCGCTAAAAATGCTTCCGCGGCAGGTGTAGACGTTAAGGTTGATACCAGCGTTACTTGGCCAAATGTTAACGCAACAACTGCTCTAGGTACTGCTCTAACTGGTACTGATGATGCTGCTTATATCAAGTATGATCCAGATGTTGTTACATCAACTGCAACTTATCAACCAGTTATGATTACATTTGATGCAGCAGACTGGGCTAAATTTGATAGAAATAATCTAGTTGCTCTAAACTTGGTAAGCGGTTCATTAATTTCTGGTTCGCTAGTAAGAAGACTAACCAAACTTTCTTCAACCGCCAATTCAGTTGACGCAGTTCTTCGTCTAGAAGGAACAACTGCTTCGACAGTCAGTGGTACTCGTGTAGCAGATGCAGTTAAGTTTGCAATTCGTGATACAATCGGTGCTGGATCTTCTATTGGTTCAGTTGTAGGCAATTTATTTGGTCTCGAAGGCGCGGGTTCTGGTTCTTCACTAGTTGGAGAAACTGGTTCTAACTATACTATCCCAGAGATTGATATTAAAGTTGACAGCATCGCTGTAACAGCTCAAACCAAGAAACTCAAGGCCAAGTGGTCGCCAGAATTAGGTCAAGACCTAAATGCTTACCACAACCTTGACGCCGAAGTCGAGCTAACCAGCATTCTCTCCGAGCACGTTGCTCTTGAAATCGATCAAGAAATTATCAACGATCTCGTTAAGGGTGCAACAGCGGGCACCAAGTACTGGAGCCGTAGACCAGGTAAGTTCGTTAATCGTGATACAGGTGCAGCGATTACTTCAGTAGGCGCTCCTCCAGACTTCACAGGCAACGTCTCAATGTGGTATGAGACCCTCGTTGAAACAATCAACGACGTTTCAGCTCAAATCCACAGAAAGACCTTACGTGGTGGTGCAAACTTCCTCGTAACTTCACCAGAAGTTGCTAACCTCCTAGAGTTCACCTCTGGTTTCCGCGCTGATGTCAGCATGGAAGATCTAAAGGGTGGTTCAGTTGGCGCAGTCAAGGCTGGTAGCTTGAGCAAGAAGTGGGATCTCTATGTAGATCCTTACTTCCTACGCAACCTAATCCTAGTTGGTCGTAGAGGCAAGGCATTCCTCGAAAGTGGTTATGTCTACGCCCCATATGTCCCGCTAATGATTACACCAACAATCTTCGGTACAGAAGACTTTGTACCAAGAAAGGGTCTAATGACTCGCTATGCCAAGAAGATGGTTCGTCCAGACATGTTTGGTCTAGTAGTTATTCAAGATCTAATTGGCTAAGAAATTAGTCTAAATTAGCAAGAAGGAGGGCAGGTAGCAATATCTGCCCTCCTTTGTTTTTTAAGAAGATACTAGAGCTTGCAGACTTTTTATTTTTTAAATACTATATATTATAGCATCAAATGGAGGATTGCTAATGAGAAGAACAGTTCGGACATTTTAAAGTTGGCGACGTTTTAACGAAGGTTGATCGAGAGTACGACGATGAATCCGAGGTAAAAGTCGTACAGGTTATATCATATCAAGGAAAAACTTATGGTTATGGTCTTTTAGAACACGGTAAAAACTTTAGCATTTTCGTTCTAGAAGAAAGAGCCGACAGTACTGCGTCACATGATTTGAAAAAATAATCATATCTTATATAGCAGTAGTTATTGGTTAAGCGCCGTTAACAGAACCATTGTCAAGATTTAGCTTTGCTAAAGATTGGCTTACCACTTAATCATGCGTTTACAATTTTTGTAAGCGATACCAGCACCCTCTATCCGCGAAAGCGAATATCATAGTTTTGAGAGGGTCTCCGGCATCATGCTGTAAAATACAGAGAAGCGCTAAATACCACTATGGGTTGCGTGCTGGAAGTTAGGTGGTAGCTAAATCTTGACAATGGTTTTTGAAGGATGGCTAATGAAGAAGTTTGTTTTATCGTTGTTTTTAACTTACTTATTTTTATTTATTTACAGCGATAGCTTTCAATTAAAAGATTTCTGGTTAAGTCCAGTATATCAAAAAGGCTCAATAGGACACAATATTTGGTCTTGCCTTCATAGATAAAAGACAATTAATAATATTTATATACTATTAATTAATGAACCATTAAAGTATAAGAGAAATAAAATGGTAGAAAAAAATAACAATTTAAAGAAATTAATTCTTCAAGAAATTAAGAAAATATTGAATGAAAGCGAAGATAACTTTCCAAAGTCTGGACAAAAATTTAGAAATAACGAAAAATGGGTATCGAGATTATATCACGGCAAAAGAGGTATGGAACCGACATATTCAACTTATGAGATTGTAAGTATTGAAGGCGGCGTTGTAAATTTAAAGGGTCAAACAGGAATGAAAGAAATGACAATGAAAGAATTTACAAGCTTAATGAATTCTCAATCAGACTATGCTAAACTAATACTCATAGATGATGATGAATATGAAAGTGAAAATAGAAAGATTGAGTACGACCCATATTAACCTTGGTTAGTAATATATTTCTTCAATCATCCAAGCCCTAAATGTTTTCATATTTAGGGCTTTGGTATTTTTGAAACTACTTACAGTAATGTTCATTATTTTTAAGCTGAGTTTTTGGATCAGCTTATTGGTTGTTTGCCGACCTCAAGATCCAAAAATAAGCAACAAAATAATCGATTCTGTTGAGTACAAGGAATCTAAAGGCAATATATTAGTTAGAAGTAATGGCTACTGTACCGGGTTAATGCAAATAGATTATCGCTATTCTCCGGTTTCTAGACCATTTTTAAAAATTCCTTATTTGAATAGAATTGTTGGCGTAAGAGTCATTCGCAAGTTTAAGCGAAGATCAGGGTCCATTAATACGGCTTTATCTGCATATAATTGTGGTAATGCCGGTTTAAGAGGATTGTGCGGAGTAAAATATTCAAAATCAGTAATGAGTTTAAAAATAGAACATAATAGAAAGTTTATACCAGAATGTTCTATACTAGGTAATGTAATAAATTACTATTTAGATAATAAGAACTATTTAGTTAAGTGGAGATATAATCTATGGCATTACCAGTTCTTACCCCTGCTTCAACGACAACAACAGTAAGGCTATCTGCCTCTGCTACGGCAGCAGAGGCTTCCGTCGTATCTAATTACCCATTCAGCATATATACAACAGATCAATATTTTTTAACAGGAGCTGCGGAACAAGTTGCCTTCGTTTATAAAATGTTAGGCGGGGATGTACTAGATATTGAATTAACAAATCAAAATGTCTTCTCAGCTTATCAAGCTGCTTGTATGGAATATTCTTATCTTGTAAACATTCATCAAGCAAAGAATTCGTTGCCAAATATGCTGGGCAATACCACTGGCACTTTTGACCATCGTGGAAATTTATTAACTGGTCCAACTGGAAGTAATGTATCTTTAAAGTTTCCAAGATTTCAAACACAATTACCAAGAAATGTTGCAAAAGGATTTGCAACTTCAATTGGATTGGGTGGAGATGTGGCGGTTTATTCGGCATCAATTAATTTATCTTCAAGTGTTCAGGATTATGATTTGCAGGCAGCAGCAGATTCTACACTAATTGACTTAGGAAAGTCAAATCTTGTTGGCAAGAGAGCCGTTATAACAAAAGTATATTACGTAACTCCAAGAGCCATGTGGAGATTCTTTGCTTATTACGGCGGTATTAATGTAATTGGTAATATGACAACTTATGGTATGTATACTGACGATTCTACATTTGAGGTTGTTCCATCTTGGCAGAATAAACTTCAAGCTATGATGTATGAAGATTCTTTATATACAAGAGTATCACACCACTCATATGAAGTAATCGATAATAAATTAAGATTATATCCAATTCCATCTGCCACCGATGTAACAAAACTTTGGTTTAGATTTTATATCGTACCTGATGCTTGGGAAGCTGGAACAAGTAATGATGGAATAGCTGGAATAAATAACATTAATACTCTTCCATTCGAAAACATTCCTTATCAAAATATAAATTCTATAGGAAAACAATGGATTCGTAGATATGCTCTTGCTTTATCAAAAGAAATTCTTGGACAAATTCGAGGTAAATTTGGCGGAGCAATTCCTTCTCCCGGAATAACGCTTACTTTAAATTCCTCAGCTTTATTAAGCGAGGCAGATAAAGAAAAAATAGCATTAAGAGAAGAATTAGTTAAAGTCTTAGATGAATTAACTTATGCAAAGATTACAGAAACTCAAGCTGGAATAGCAAAGAATGCTGCCGAAACAATGAAATATGCGCCATTGCCAATATATGTTGGTTAATAAGGATAAATTAAATGGCAAGAAAGAATCAATTTAAACAACCAGCTGCTCCTCCTCCGCCGATGTTTATTAATCAACCTGAAAGAGACTTTAATAAGCAAATAGTTTCAGAGGTTGCAGAAAGAGTAAGCGGACAGCCAATACTATATTATCCTTTAGACGTTGATAGCACAGAGTATCATCCTTTATATGGTGAAGCAATAGTTAAAACATTTTTACCACCAGTTAGAGTATATGCTTTCATAGAATTTACTGGAAAATATATAGAAACCAAAGTTGATAAGTTTGGTCTTGAAAAAGATACAACAATGGTCGTTCACTTTCATAAGAGAAGATTAACTGAAGATCAAGATCTTTATGTCAGGGAAGGCGATTTTATACTGCATAATAATATACATTATGAGATAGTTAAGTTATCAGAACCTGCTTCTCCTTATGGTCAAACAGAAAACAGGGTAGAGATTACAGCAAATTGTATTAAGAGCCGCAGAGGCTTATTTAATGCACATTAAAGGTATATAAATGGATACATCATATAAACAACAGAACAATCCAACGCCTGTCTCAACTTTTGAGACGATTGATATGGCATTATATACTTGGCTTAATGAAACTCTTGATATTCATACTTTAACAAATGACGGGATTAAAAAGGTTCCAGTAACTTGGTTTTCAAGAGAGAGAGCGTTTCAAATTAAAGACAACAAAGAAGAAAGAGATGATAATGGATTTTTAGATTTTCCAAAAATTCAATTACAAAGAACGAGTGTATCTCTAACTTCTGCCAATGAAAGACCAATGCCTGGACTATTCCTTGGCAGCAAGGACTACAAGAATAATCAATTTGGATTCTGGACAAAAATAAATCAAGGAAAAACAAAAAATTTTGCAAATACCTATTCAAACAAAAGATTTAAGCAAAAGAATTTTAAATTTAACAATGGAGAAATTGTAAACGAATATGTTTTTACTCCTTATCCTTCTTACTACGATGTTAAATATGATATTTCTATAAGAGCATTATATATGCAACAGATAAACGATATAATTGCTCCGTTCCAAAGATCAATTGTTCCATACAATACAGGAGTTTTTACCATAAAATATAACGGATTCAAATACGAAGTATTTATGGATAAGGATGTAGCATTTACAACTAACTCCCCAGAAATTGCAGAGAATGAAAAAATATATGAATCGAAGATATCAATAAAGGTTTTAGGATTTACAACAACTTCTCAAACAACTCAAACAACCCCTAACATAGTTAAAAGAGAAGGCCCGGCAAAAATTAGAATACAAAGAGAAAGAGTTATTGCTGGAGACATAAATGATTTAGGCGATTCAGATACTCCTTTTAGAGAATGATTTTGAAATAATTAAAACTATTTATTAAGAGCTATAGTAGGAGAACCATTAATGTCAGTAAAGAAATTTAAATTTGTTTCACCTGGAGTTTTCTTAAAAGAAATTGACCAATCGCAGATTCCGAGAGCAGTTGCACCAATAGGACCAACAATCGTTGGTCGTTCAAAAAGAGGTCCAGCTTTAATTCCAACAAAAGTAAGCTCTTATTCAGAATTTGTTGAATTATTTGGCGAACCAGTTCCAGGTGGCGGTGCATCTTCGGACGGCTGGAGAGAGGGAAACAATGCCGCTCCTACATACGGAGCGTATGCCGCACAAGCTTGGTTGGCAAATAGTGAAACAGTTAATTTCGTAAGATTACTTGGCGTAGATGATGGTGCTCAGGCAGTTGGATCAACCAACAACGCTGGTAAATCTGGCTGGATGATTAGTGCTCCAAATACTTCAACTCAAAATGGAGCTTATGGCTTATTTGTATTTCCTAGCGCTTCTAGCACAGCTACAAGCTTATCTGGCACATTGGCTGCTATTTGGTATTGCTCCGGTTCTGTCCCGAT